CTAGTCCTCCTTTCCATGTTGGGATGCATTGATTTCACGATAGACTTGGCTAGTCTCCATCAATTCCTTATGATTTCCAAGTGCTAATTGCTCCCCTTTTTCTAAAAGGAGAATTTGATCAGCAATCTTCAAGGTTGAAGTTCGTTGGGAAATCAAGATCAAGCTGGTGTTTGGTAGGTTATCTTGAACAGCCTTTAGAAGATTGGACTCAGTAATGGTATCAAGAGCCGAAGTCGCATCATCCAGGATGAGGAATGGTGCTCGACGCAAGACTGCCCGGGCAATCGATAAACGTTGCTTTTGCCCGCCTGAAAAATTACGACCACCTGCTTGAACCTCTGCGTCCAGCTGACCTTCCTTGTCACTGACAAAATCCTTAGCCTGGGCAATTTCTAAAGCCTGCCAGAGTTCTTGGTCGGAGACTGTTTCTTCCATACCCAGAGTCAAGTTAGAACGAATGGTTCCCTTAAAGAGTTCAACTTTTTGAGAAACATAAGCCATCCATGACCGCCATTCAGAAAGATTGCGAGGACTACGTCCATCTCAATCAAGGATACTAAAATTATTTATAAAAACTACTTTCAGGGCAATTTTGTTGACGTCAACAAAACTGATAGCAACGCACTTTTAAGCAATAACATTTCAGAGCAAACAAAAAAACCACAAGCATAAGCCTGTGGTTTCTGTTTGTATAATTAACTTGAAATTCTTTCTGTTATATTTTATTTTTCTGCTTTAGCCTGAGCCAATGTAATCAGTCCATCAGGCTCTACCTCAAATTCAGGTTTGTCAGCAAGTGACCCGTCATCTTTGAGATAGTACCAGCCAGTTCCATCTGCTGATTTAACAAAGGCATTAGATACCATTGAGCCTTTTTGATAATCAAGATAGTACCAAATATCTTTGTACTTGACCCATCCAGTGACCATAGCACCCTCTTTGTCAAAATAGTACCAGCTATTATCGATTAGTACCCATCCAGTGGCCATGGCGCCATTTGGTAATAAATAGTACCAGTTAGTGTCTGAGTGTTTATGCCATGTGTTAGCTTTCATGTAGCCATCACTGTCAAAGAAATACCAGACATCATCAATAACTTGCCATTTATTAGTAGGATATGTGCCATCTTCATTGACATACCACCATCCAGTACTATTATTGTGCCATCCAGCCTCTGCTTTGGCCTCGCCTAGCATTTCTTGGACGGTTGATCCTAGACTTTGATAGTGCTTGATTTTAGCAATGACATAGTCTCTAAGACTATCATTATAGCCACCATGTAGAGCCAGAGAACGCTTAGGGCATGATGTGCTTGAAAATTCATTATGAAACTTGATGTTTGAATAGTTCGGAGTATCACCATGATAGGTCATATCCTCAGCCATCTGTCTCAAAACCATGTTTTCGTTTTCAATAAAATCAGCGTCTGAGGCATTATATTGTTGACAAACTTCATAGCTGATAGAGTTCATGTTAGCGTCATAGTTAGCAGCTGACCACGAACCATTGTATGTGTTTTCTACTCGCACAATTTCATCTTTTGTGATGTAGTAATGAGCAAAACCTAGAGCCGATTGACCGTTGTCATATCGTTCTTGTAGCCATTCAATATAGCCACTTGCGCTTTTTGACCCAGCGTCATTATGTAAAACATAGTATTTTGGCTTATGTGTAGGCCTTGCCCCAGCAATTCCATTAAATACATTAGTATTGATAATTTCTACCATGTCATATCTCCTTATTTTGGCTCAGTGTAGCCCATTGCTCTCTCACTATCAGAGAGCCCTGCAGTGGTAGGGTCAGGCACAATGTTTAGGGCGCTCACAATTGAGAGACCAATAAGGTAGGGGTTACCTAAGAATTTCAAAAACAATTCATAAACCCCAGCCCAGCTAGTCAAATCCTCAAATTTCAACCCAAAATAGGTCAAAATTGGTAGGACAATAGCAAGTAATAAGCGAATAACAAACGCTCTATTTTTAAAACGTACTAACCAGTTAATTTTCATTTTTAACTCCTCACTTCTAAAATGTTGTATTTTTGGTAGAGGCTATCTATATAGCCGTTCCCACCCAAATTTTTATAGCTCTTGTGCATTTTGTGGATAACATCAGACTCATGCACTGTGGTATATCCACGGTTAATAGCTGTGGTCATATCTCTCTCTAGTCTTAAATACATTGTGACTAGATGAGCCTCATCATGTACCAGTAACTTCTTATTGACATCTGCAAGCATTTCACCGTTTGAATGGCCTAAGTCTTGCACAGTCTCTACTGCATTTTGGATAGTTTCTAACTCATTTTTGAGCTCATTAAATTGCTGTTTATTTAAGTTTGCTGACTTACTCGCTGTAAGTCCGAACCATCCAGTGGCAATTACTCCAACAGTAGGGGCTAGATGTGCTATTAAATCTGATATAGTCACGCTAACCCCCTTTCTTACTGTGGCACAGCCTTAGTATTCAATTCTGCGCTTGATGTTGGAGCGTTTTCTTTTGGAGGCTCCCATTTCCAAATACCTAACTTGCCATTTCTCTCAAGGTCTGCTAGTTCTTTTAATGTTTGACCTTGATAAGTAAACGCCTCATTCACTTGCACCATGACACGCTTGCCCTCTTGATAGAGTTCCCCATGTTCAGGGTTTTCAATCGTGAAAATTTCTTGTGGTTGGTATGTTTTACCATTTTGAGCAAGGTCTACCAATTCAAGACCACGCTTGAATACTGTAGGGTCTAGTGGGTTATCCACATCTGTCACCCTTGCAAGCACAGCCCAGTTAGCAATAGCCTTGACAGCGTTAATGGCATTGTCTTTCTCCTCAAGTTTCTTGTCATAACTTTGCTCTTGGATTTTTAAATCCTCTTGCAATTGTTTGACACCCTCAGCAGGGTTAAACTCTGTGGCTACCAATCCAAGCACTGCCTCAATCAAGACATTATCGGGCTCATTTGTACGGTCTCCAGTCAGTACACGGTCAAAAGCCGTATAAGGCGACTCTTGACGGATGGCCACAAAAGTCCTATTGCTATCCTGTAAATACTTACTAATTACTTTAAACTCCATAAATATTATCCTTTCTCAATTTGTCTTGCTTTTACTTCCTCATAGAGGTTTTTAAGCTGTTCATCAGATTGTAAAATCTCATTGATTTTTTCAAAACTTAACTTGACATTTTCCAACTCAGCAAGTGCCTCATCACGCTCATTTTTAACTTTTTGCATTTCTTCTGTTTGTTCTTCAAGTTGAATACTTAAAATATTCTTTGCAATCATTTCATTTGTTGAAATGCTACTAGACTCAGTGAGAGACACTTTTAACGCTTTGACAATCAACTCATTATCCATTTTCTAAATTCTCCAATCGTTTTATGATTTTCTTATTCTCAAGATCGATCTCTTGAATGGCTTTTAATGCTATATTAGTTAATTTAAGATTATCCAAACTTAAACTATCACCATTTTCAACCACAAGGGTAGGGTCAACTTCTTGGACTTCTTGAGCAATCAAACCAATATTTGTATGTGGCTTTTGTGGTCTTTTATCTTCTTTGATCCAGTCATATTCTTTAAATTTAAATTGACTAACATAATCAAGAGCTTTGTGATTTGAAATAGTGATATTTTTTTTTAATCGTTTATCAGATGAATTTCTATTTATCACCTGCCAAAGACTGTAAGATTTGTTGTTGTAAACGTAGTAAATGTCATTGGCTCCACCACCAAAGCTAAGAAATACATTTTTTGCATTCCAATACCCTATATTGGCTGTACCTGTGCCCCCTGACGTCCCGTTAAAGATTTGAAAATTATTAATACCAACTGCACTGATATAGCCACCTACTGTCAACAAGTAATCGTTTATATAACGAGTGTTTTTTGATCCTTTAGTAAGGTCTTCATCTCTGTAGATAAATACACCATAAGGCTCACCGTTGGAGCGACCATATGAGCCCGTAATTTGCATCCCTACACCGTCTTTGGAGTTGTAATCTCTAGGTACGTTAATTTGCATACCTCCATTGAATGTATCTAACGAACCGTAAGCGCCTATTTTTATTTTTGTTCGTCCAGTTAAAGTCCCTCCAGTGATATTTACACCTGTAATTGTCCCACCATTTATCCTATCACCACTCAATACCCCTGATGTGATACTACTAGCGTTTAAATTGATCACGTTGACTAAGTTAGCGTCTAGCTTACCTGTTCGGATTTTACCAGCGTCTAAAGTGTCTATCATGGCATTCTTAATAGTACCGTTTGCAATGTAAGTAGTATCAGGTGTGACTACTAGTTTGTTCTGTCCAACTTGCAAACTAGCCCCACCTGTCGCTACATTCAAGGCGCTCAATACATCACCATTACTATTAAGAGTCTTGAATGCAAAGCTATCCTT